GACCGTGCTATCCGCTCCGGTAGGTCCCGTAGGGCCGGTCGGTCCCGTCGGTCCCGTCAGCCCCGTTCCAGTCGGACCCGTGGGGCCGGTCGGTCCCGTCGGCCCGGTAGGACCTATAGGGCCGCCCTCCGGTCCGGTCGGCCCAGTCGGACCCGTCGGCCCGGCGACCGTGCTATCCGCTCCGGTAGGTCCCGTCGGTCCCGTCGGTCCCATCGGACCGGCGACTGTGCTATCCGCTCCGGTAGGTCCTGTCGGACCGGTTAATCCGTCTGTCCCGGTCGGACCCGTTGGTCCCGTCGGACCGGTCGGTCCTGTAGGCCCGCTCGGACCGCCCGCCGGTCCGGAAGGACCGGTAGGTCCAGGAACCGCACTATCCGCACCGGTCGGTCCCGTTGGCCCCGTTGGTCCGGTCGGACCCATAGAACCCCCAACGGGCGAATACTCGACCTTCACGGCAGTGACAACCACCTCGGTAGATGCTACCCCCTCTACACCAAACAGTAACCCCACATCCCGGCCTGAGAACCCGTTCGTTACTGTACGCCGCCACCCGCTCACATCTCCTGAAAGAAATGCTGTTCCCCGCAATATGAGTTCTGCGCGCTCTGGCCAACCGGCGTCCCAAACACCTGTATAGATTTCGATCACGGCTTGACCGCGCATACGGAACACGAATACGTCGTCATTGGTAGTTACAGTATTCGATTGCTCTGTTACACCACCTCCAGCCTCCACTACTACAATATCCATTCGCTGATGTACTGACCAGTTGCTCTGAGCACGTATTTGTGTTGCTGCGGATTGCCATGGCGTACTCTCTACCGCGAACTGACCAGCAGTAGAAGATTGCGTGGGCATAATCATACATGCCCAAATCCAGATCTCTTCGTTATTCCCTTGTTTGATTCGTGAATCAAAACTCGGGAGAGGAATTGTCAAAATAGGGGCAGTACGTCCTCCGTCGTAAAGAGTTCCCTGTTCTGAAATTATCCGTAAACCTGTACCGTTGACTATATGAAATACTGAAGCGTTGCTCCTGTTTGTAGCCGTCCACGTAAGTCCATCGATAGTATTGCTTCCTTCCGAAATCTCTTCATTCGGTAGCGTCGTCAAATCACGATCATACGCCGTAATGAAGTTCTCACCTGTCGAGCCACCTCCGCCACCACCGAACGTACTCCAATCGAGAGGTTCTGGTCCGGATTTCCACCACACACCCACATAGTCCCCACTGCTATTGGTCTGCATCACGATGGACGGAATAGGCAGATCGACACCGGAACCCGTATTTGGAGCCGATGTTACCGCACCACCATATCCCGGCACATTCTGCACAATCGCGTCACCGAGGATTTCGGCCATCTGCTGCGCGAGTTGCGTACACTGAGTGGCCGTGGGCATCTGCCCACCTAGACCCGATATGAATGCCTCACCTGCGGCCTGTTGAGCCGCGCTAGCGGTATCCCCTATGGCAACGCCTATGGTGCGAAGCGAACTCATTCAACATACCCCAAATCCGACAAGAACGCGTAATTCGCGCCTTGCGCTTGAAAGGCTTGAATATCGGCGATGGCCTTCATTATACCCGGTTGAAAACCCGCCAGCATACCTTGTGCGGCGGCGGCCATAGCTTGGAGGTCGGCCAACAGGTTCGTTAGGTGATTATCGTAGTCATCCCACCAAGCGTTGCCCTTCACAATACGCTGATCCGCACTCTTTCCTAGCTGGATCTTCGCATCCTTAACTCGCAACACTGTACCATTATCACCGCCGTACTTCAATTCAACTCGATCATCGTAGATGTCGACCTGGACTTTCTGCGCTTTCTGGCGCAATGACAACACACGCTGACCGCTTCGTTCATCAATAGCGGCCTCGAAAACATCGGACTCGTACACCTTGAGCTTCGTTGCCGCGTCTGCGGCCGAAGCGTCTTGCACCCTACTTGGAGCATCCGACTTTCCGCCGGCAAGCCCCCGCCATCCCCCAAAATACACAGGTGCGTCGACATCTCCCCGGAGGAACTGCACGTAAACGGCCGCCCCGATCTTCGGCGGATCAAACCCTCCTCGACCGGCCTCCCCCGACGAGTGCGAGCCCCCGGCCGGCAACGCCCAGTTCGTGGACGGCTCACAAAGCCCCGGAATCTTGACCTTCACACGGCCGCGGTTCTTGGGATCGAGATTATCAACAACAAGACCGTCGTATATCCCGAAGTACCGCGCTTCACCGTTTTCGTCGTTGACTATCACTAGTTGCTCCCCCGGGAGTGGAACTCGTAATGCTGTTGACCCGTCTTATAATCCACCACCTCTCTTGTTTCCATCGTTTGAGCATCGGCATCCAACGCCTTCTCGTTGTTCTTTGTCGCATCGCTGGCGACGTTTTGCCCTACGGCTCCGGAACCGTACCCACCGTCCCCATCGCTATTCGCCCGGAACGTCGTTTTGTACTTTCCGGCTTCACTGACGTCGTGCCAGGTCTCAACGAGCTTGTAACGTCCAGACAGCCGCTTCCCTAGACCTTCAACCATTAACAATCGCGTCGCCCCTATTCGCGGATCTCCTACACACGTACCCCACAACTTGACTACGCTACGTTGACTAGCCTTGAACTTGCCCTCTGCCTGCGCCTGCACGTGCTCCTTCCCCGCTTCGTGAGTGTTTACGCTTTCTACACTCTCTCCGGAGGCTCTTTGCGCGTAGTGTGTCTCTCCTGTACGCGCATCAACTACCTCAATGGTCTGCGCCAGACCTTCCCTATTGGTGCTCGCATTATCCGCACGATGTGCGACCTCTTGCTTCGTAGCGGTATCAATACCCTTCGCCGTCACCGCTCCTACGTGATTTATGATGTCGTTTCGGATCTCGAAATCCTCCCAGTCTCCCGCTCCCCCCCGCCAAGTGAGAGTGCGCACCGGTGGCCCTTTCAAATTAGGCTCACTAAACCGAATCTTCCCGCTCCGGTCGTTCGAAATAGCCAAACCATACTTCTTCGCTAGCCGAGCCAGAAACTCCATGTCGGTCAAAGCCGCTTGAGTAGCGTGAATGATCTGTATGTTGTCTCCAAGAGTCTGTAGATTCTTGTCTTTGGAGACCTTTGCCTCATAATCAAGAATCGAAGCGTACTCAAACGAGATCTTATCCGCAATCTGTTTGAGCGTCATGTTCTCCCAGACACGACACTTCTTAACTTGATTCATTACCATTGAAAGCGCGACGGCCTCAATCGTCAGCTTGGTTCCCCCGTGAATGTGCTTAATCACGCACCGGCGCGAATCCGTGTTGCCCAAATACCCCCACATCACCTCGATGATGTTGCCCTTCCTCCAGATAGGATCATCGAAGTTGCGTAGATCCGAATTGTCTACAGTCAACGTCATGCGATCAGCTTTCGCGGAGTGATCCGTCAACGCGAAAGTCATCACCCGCTCACTCAGGTCTACGGGTGCCGCCTTCTTGCCTTCGAGCTGAACGCGTACCTGTAGTATGGCGTGATCGCTGCGCATATTCCTTACCCGGCAAACTCGTTGCGGCGCTTCTCGTCGAAGATCAATTCACGCACCGTGCGCTCTGAAGGAATCATAAGCATCGTACCCGCCTTCAACGAAAGCGTAGCGTCGGTAATCGGTGGCTGCTGAAAATCCGCAATGATCCAGTACAGGCCACTCGATCTAGCAAACGAAGGAAAAGCACGCTCAGCAATGTTAAATAGGGTGTCCCCCGTGCCTACCGTGTAGTAGCGGTTGTCGTCAAAATCCTGAAAAGGAAAAGGCTCCCTGTCACTCAGTCCGACCTTTCCGGTAACAGGATCCTTGATTCCCCAGCAGAATAGATATCGTGAAAACTCGCGAGGGGGCATAGTTCGTCCTTACGTCCACGACGTGTTGGGAGTTTGCGGCGCCTTGCTGCCTCTTTGAGTACCGGAATCGAGAACGTCCTCGGCATAGAGCATCACGTCGCGGATCTCTTCGAGCAAGACCTCGACACGGAAACAGGTGGGCTGCCCATTACGATTGAACGCCGTGTACTCAAATTCGGCCGAAACCAACACACAGGTCAAAGAGATGAAGTTCGGCCAAACGAAGAGAAGCCGTTGAGTGTCCCCAAGCGCTCCAAGAGACTCATCACGCCTGCGCAAAGTCCACGCATGCAACTGATCACGAGCGGCCAGATTCTTAGTCACCTGTGAAGGAGCTATGTCGCTAGTAGCTCCCGCCGTATCGGTCATTGCTGTACCACCTGCGGCGTTGAAGTATAGTTCGAAGCGGTACTCAAGATTGTTGGCACTACCGTACTGAAGCCTTTGATGCGAAAGTCCAGGGATTCGGAACTTCTGCCAATCCACCCCAATCGTCTCCTTTAGTTTCTCCGGATTGAATTGTGCGATGACCTTCTCTGCTAGATGGTCAACACTTTGAATGTACATCCGGGCGGGGATGCCCACCGCAGCCAGAATGTTGGCTTGCGCCTGCGCAAGAAGGTCCGCCGTAGAGCCTCGGGAGGAGCCTTGAGACTCGTCGGATGCTACACTACCCCCTCGCGCCCGTACAGCCTGCTGTGAACTCGCAATCTCTTCCTGAGCCGCGTCGAGATTCTGGGGGCGGCCCGCAAGACTAGATCTCCCGACAAGCTCTAGTCCGGCGGTCAAAACCGTTTGAGGTCCACGACCTATTGCGAATCCTACCGCCATTACTCTACACTCCCTGAAGAGGTGGCTTGATACGACCGAGCCTGGTTCTTCTTCATCGCTTCCTCAAGTGTGGCGGCCAACGTCTGACCGTCAATCTTCAAGGTTGTACCGCTGGCCTTAGTAGCGGTGAACTCTTGAATTGCTTTAATCAGTTTATCCATCGATGCACTGTTGATAGCCGATTGCGGTGCCGCAGTGGCAGTAGCGGCGGCAGTAGCGGCGGCAGTGGAAGCGGGAGATTCACTGGACGACACAACGCCTTTGTGTCCCATCCAAACCGGTTGCCCGCTTGCATCGACCTCTTCCGACTTCGGTGTCATGAAATTCGATGTAGAAACTGCGTTTGAAGGAGAGTTCATGAACTTACTAAGGTCACCACTCGGTGTGACATCGATATCCTTCAAGCCAAACAGGTCGAGAACCTTTCCCCACGCGATGTAGATTCCTACTATTGCGGCCAAAAGGAGACCAACCCAACCCAACATACTGAATGATGCGACTCCCAGTGTGCCCATTGCGGTTGCCATTGCGGTAATAGCAGTGGCCGCCGAACTTGCCCACGCCGCGATTCCGATACCGGCCACCACCAAAAGCGCGGGCTTGATCCAGAACCAATTCTCTCGCAACGACTTTATAGCACCGCTCACAACGTCGATCGAAAACGCAAGAGCGTCTACAAAAAGAATAGCCAATTGACCAAGCACTAGTCCCACGTCCCTCCCCATCGCACCCCACTTGTCGAAAGCCGCCGCGTTGTCCTCGGCCTTGCCTACGCTCAAACCAAAAGCGTCGGCTAGTCTACTGATCGCCGACATGAGACCCTTTAGGACCGGCTCAAGTACCGGATAGATCTCCTGAAATCCCGCCTTCACTCCATCGAAGAAGTTCTTGATGCGGGAAGCCCACATGAAAATAGTGATCGCGAACTCCTTCACACCACGATTCTTCACGTCGTCTATAGCGGTCATCACATCACCGCTGAACGCACCGGACGAAAAGAGCTGCCCGATTCCCCGGATAGCGAGAGAAATCTTCTGCCACGCGCTGTGTACGACGTCCGCGAGACCGCCGAAATTGGTCTTGTAGGCGCGGTAAGCGATGTAGGAGACGGCCGCCAAAGCAAGCACGCCGGCAAGCACCGGAGCCATAGACCACGCAAGGGCCCCGAAGGTGGTGCCTAATGCCCCTAGGAGAGCGCCTAAAACCACGATACTAGCCTTCAGGGCCACAAGGGCGCCGAACGCGGTGACGACCGCCATAACACCGAGTGCGATCTTGCCGAACATCAGCTTGGTTTCGGGGGCAAGCCCTTCCCATGCCTTCAAGAGCACGTTGAAGTAGTGGAGGAAGCCCTCCACCATGGGCTTGAAGAGGTCCGCCAAGGAATCTCCGATCGCGATTCGGAACGTCTCCGTAGATCCGTGGAGTAACTTGAGCTGCCCGACCAACGTGTCCAAGCGGCGAGAAGCGAATTTGCGCGCCAAGCCGCCGGCCTGTGCGTCGGATTCTATGCCCATGAGATAGTTTACGGCCTCAATGCCGTGCAACATTTCCCCGGTCTTCGTTTTGATACCGGCACTCAACTGGCCCATGATTGCGTTGACCGCACCTAATGAGCGCTTACCAAAAGCCTTCAATATGGTAGCTTGTTGTTCGGCGTAATTCTTTCCACTGAAGATGGGACTATTGCTCATCTCCAAAAGAACTTTCAAGAAAGGCTTGAAATGTCCGGTAGCATCAACTGCCGCCACCCCGACTCCGTGAAGCACTTTCTGCACTTTCGGATCAATGAGTCGCTCCATCGCCATTGACACGCCTGTTGAAGCGAGTTCGATGGTGTTCATTACGTTACGGGCCAAACCAGTAGCCACTAGCGCTTCTTCGAGAGATGCCCCGTAACTCGCGGCACCACGTGCCACGTGTCCGATCAAAGACGGCAGCTCTTTGATCTGGGCGCGCGAAAACTGGTGAACGGCCAAGAGCTTGTCCGCCGTGAGAGCCGCGTCCGAAGCGCTGAGCTTGAACGCTCTAAGCGATTGCACTAAGGTGCCGGCCGACGCCTCCACATTGAGCTGCCCGAGCGAGCCTGCGGCCAAGTCGAGAGACGGCTGCAGCAGCTTGATCGAATCATTAGCATCAAGACCGGACTGTGCAAGATCCCGCAATCCGGCAACGGCTTCCTGTGGAGTAAACTGCGTCGCGATACCGGCCTGCATCGCAGCATCCCGGAGTTTGTTGAGATCCTCGGCCGTGCCACCCGAGATGGATTGGACATCTACAAGGGCCTGACCGAAATTGCTCGCGGACTTCGCGAAGTCGAACGCCTTGCGGAGACCCATCAACCCCCCCACCATGGCCCCGGTCCCGAGAGCCCCCTCAAACAGATTCTGTTTGACCAAGGACTTGGTCTGATTATTTAGCCTGCCGAACGATCCCTCGATCTTCGACATCGTGTGCGAGGCTTCATCCCTAGCAGTGAATAGAAAACCGAGACCTAGCTGGTTAAGAGCCATAGCTCCCTTCAGTATATCACTAGGTAAGGGCGGGAGGCGCGTCCTACGACTTGGGCGACGCAGCCTTCAGTCTTTTACTCTCTTCTTCTCTCAGTTGATTTAGCTTTCGCCCCCACCACAGGATCTCACTCAATTCCATATCCATTATGATTGGATAAGAAAGCTGAATCCCGTCGCCTCCGTATTGTACATACAATAGGTGCGCCACAAGAGACATGAAGTCGTCGTATCCGAGCTTCGGAAAAGGGCTTAGGACTTCGAGATCTTCTTGGCCTGGGTCGGAAGTAAAAAGCCCCGATCGAAAGGGATTTTGATGTCCTGAATCGCACCACAGTGCGGACACACAATCTCGATCTCGGTCTTGACCCCGCAATTATGCGCATCAAATGTCTCAAGAAGCGCAAGCAGGTCCGCAAATTCACAATCCTCAAGATACTTCCGAGGTATTACCTCACCGTCGATGTTGATGATCCGCTGCAACATCGCTTGAATGAATGCGCTGTCGAAACTCACCGCCTTGGCTGCCACCAATTCGTCCTTGCCAGTAGGTAGACGATAGGTGATCAGTTTGCCGTTGCCGTCTCTCGCTTCGAACTTGTTGCCTCCAGCAAACACCGCACGATCTTCGTCCGACAAACGCTGAACCGGCAAATCGTTCACGAGATTGATCTGGTATTCGAATCGCTCGCGGCAGATCTCTTGTGAACACTGCACCTTGAATACGAAATCCTCACCGAATGTAAGGACGCGGAGCATGAGCAAGCCATAGAAACGATCTCCCACCAAAGCGTTGCCCCAATCGAACGCTCCGCTAGGCAGTAGCGTATACGGGGTCGGATCGAGCACATTCAATGTGCAACCCCCTAAAATTCGCTCTAAGAAGAGCCCACTCTTGAGTGCGTCCTTGTCAGAGAGTGCCTTCGCCTCTCGACCCTTCATACCACGAATTTCGAGCTTTGCCCCGGAGGGCAAATCAATAACCGATGCCATGTTGTTTCCCCCTATTTCATCGGCCGTCTATCGGCCACTTATCGACTGCTTTTCGGCCATTCATCGGCCGTCTATCGGCCCAACGGACTATTGCGTCCGAATGTAGTAATCGTAAGCCAGCGTCAGCTTCTCGATCACATTCTCATCGGCGTTGTTGTCCCAGTCTCCGGCCGTGAACGAAGTGGGCCATGCCCAGAAGATCGAATAGCGCTTCAGGACTTCTCCGTCTCGATCGAGCTGCACGAGATCCCCGAGGCGCTTGTAGGCGGCTTCCTTCACGCCAAGGTTGGCCGGCCCGGAAATGACTTCGGACATCCAGAGATACATGTCGACGTCCGCAGTAACCGCACCACGCTCTAGCGTGATGTCAGCAAAGTCCGCGCGACCGGCAGACTTCTGCGGCAGCAGAGTACCGTTTTCGTAGTGCTTGATCTGCGCAACATCGATCTTCAGATCGCTGCACTTCGTGAAGCCGGCCCAGCCAAATCCGTCGATATGAAGCTGAAACGCGAACTTCTTGTTGAACGTCCTAGGCTGTCCTACAATCGCCATTTTGATTTCCTCGGCTAACTATGCTTGGTTATCTATTCGCGGCGTTAACTACTCTTGGTTATTGATTCGACTCTTCCGGGGCTAGCTATTCGCGGCGTTCGCCGCTCGCATGTCTTGAGAGACCTTCATTCGAATGAACTCGGCCGGCTGAGTGGTAGCCACGCCCCACATACCGTCGATGATGTTGGGGCTAACCTGCAGGCCGTCCCCGAAGTCCACGAAGAACGCCTGATCCGGAATCTTCGATGCGAAGGCACCCAGATCACACTGCGTCTTGAGGAAGGCCCAAACCGAACGCTGAACGACCGCCCGGGTGTCCCCGTTGTTGTTCTGATGGCGCTCTGGTTGCAGAGCGGCCTTAACCGTGCGCTCACAATAAGACACGCCTCGGCGTTGACCGATGCTCGGGAAGTTCCCGTCGCCCTTCAAAGTTCGGGCGCCATCAATGTACCGGGGGAAGCCTTCCTCCACCGTCAACGGATTGATTCGGTGCGGGAACACCAAATCTCGCACGTCCTCGCTCAAGACGTCGTCCGTCTCAAACCCAAGCACGCGGGAGAACTTCCCGGTCTCGGTACCGGCTGGCTGAGTCCACACACCGCCCTCGCGCGCATTATCCGTCCTGGCAAGGACACCACAGATGTCTCCCGAGGGAGGAATGACAATGTTTCCCTCTCCGTCTTCTCCGTTGACCCCGTAAAGGGTCTGGCTCGGGTTCGCCACCTTGATGCGGGGCCAGTAAATCGCACCGAACTCGCTCAGATTCTCGAGCGCGGCGGTCGTTTCGACGTACGTGATCATACCGGCCGCATCGAGGTTCGCCGGAGGATCCAGAATCGGGAAGATCTGGCCAGATCGATGAGTTTCACAGTATGCCACCATACCGGTATGGACGGCCGGAGTAGCGATTCCACACACAGCCAACACGGTCAGGCTCGACACCTTGTCAAAGGCGTACAAGCCGGTCCAGCCGGCCGGGTTGCCAACGTAGTCGTCATCGCCAATTGCCCAAGAACCGCCATCCGTACCGCTTAGACCATCCAATCCACCCACGAGTCGAGACGTCGCGGCGGCCGGGATGGCGTTGGTGGCGCTCGTTGCGGCACCAAGATCCGTTACTTTGATCAAGGTTGATCCAGTCTTCGAGTTGTTGATTACAGTCTCAACATATCGAGGATTGGTCGAATCCATTGACAAATTCGGAAAAGTTTCCTTCCGAATACTTGTCACAGCGTCAAGCACATACAGGTTGAACTGATCCGTGGCCTTGGATGTTGCGGTACCTTTCTGGACGGAAAGTCCGTTTCCATACGTACCGTCGTATTTGCCTTCAACCAGCAACGTATCGAGAGTACCGGCAGTCTGACCAGTATGAGTGGCGTTGTCAAACCCTAGCGCCACAGCGGTTGAGCCGCTAGTAACCTGGACATGAGAATCAGCACCGGTAGTGGCCGACGTAATCTTGACCTTTCCTCCGGTCACAGACACCGAAGCTGTGCTACCCACAGCGGTCTGGATAATGGTAGCGAACTCGGCAGCGGTCGCTGCCGATGCGTCAGATACGTTTCCGCTGACGGTGACCTCGTCTGTGTTGAATTCCAGAACCGCATTGGCCGTACCGCCTGTTACCTGTACTTTCGATCCTGAACCCTTACAATCCGACGTGATGCGCACTTTGCCACCGTTCAAGTCGACAGTAGTTCTAGGCAATCCGGCTGCAATCACAGCAGCCACTTCTGCATACGTCGCAGCAGTAATATCCGCGAAATTGCTAGTGTGGAAAGTGATTGTTTGTGGTCCCCAACGATCAATCTTAACTGTCAACGTCTCCCCGTCCGCCAACACCAGCCCTTGACCCTGTGTGGCACCTGCAGTGATTGCAGCCGAAATAGCGCTCACAGTACCTGTGACAGCTTGATTAGCATCAACTACAACCACCACCGTCTGCCCGTTAACCACTTCGTACGTTCCCGCGTTTCCGGAAGTTACTGAGGCCGACAAAGCAACAAGAGCCTCAGTGCTCAGAGTGACGCTGGCGCTATCACTCTTCTTGGTAGTTGCATCGGTAAGGTCAGTGTAGTGTACCACGCGGGTAACCCAGCACAGCACGCCACCGGTGAGGAAGAATCCCTCCACGCACGAGGTCAGATCGCTGTCCTCGATATACCCGCCGAAGATACGCTTGTAGTCGTCAAACCCGAGCAGTAGCGTGGCTACGCCCACAGGACCCTTCTCGGTCACGCCCTCAAACGCCACCACGCACGTGTTGAACTTCGGAACGGCTCGCCCGCTCGGGGAGACCTCTTCGAACACGATCTTGGACGACAACAGTTGATTAGATGGCATGGACTAGTTTCCCTTCACCACGACTAGAGACCCGGCGGCCACATCAGCGGCAATCTGCTTGCACTCGAGAACGGCCGACGAAAGCTCTTCCGAGACGCCCCCGGCCGGAATATGCACCGACATCGGCACGGACAGACCGATTTCCCGCACACCACGTTCACCGGTGCGCGGATCATGCACGGTCTGCAAGTGCTTGCCTTGCGCGCAATAGCACTCTTGGTTGCACACCTCGTCGTGAGGCAGAACGTAAATCTTCATGCGCCTGGTCTTGTTTTGCAGAAACATATTTCCTCGCTACATGATATATCGCGCAATCAGCGCTGACTTAGGCTTTCTTTACTATTCTAGCGTGCCTAATGAGAAAAAGGCACCGCAATTACATCGAAATCATCAACCTCAGCGGTTCGTTCAACTACAAGCTGATCTGGGAACCCGGTCACGTCTTCAAACTGGTATCCACGAACCGTCACTGAACCGCTAAATGCCCGCAAATCACTGTCGTTGTTTACCGATGTGGTGACGAATGGACCTCCCTCAAGTTCATAAGAGACGGTACCTTTCGTTGCGTCGGCTGAATCCCTGTCCACCACTAAATTGTTGTTGCTCTTGAAGAACTTCGTAACCAGCGCGTGCAAATTGAGCAAACGCACTCCAGAGTTATCTAACACCAACAACCGAAACACTAAGTCTTCTGTCTCGAAAGTGGTTCGACGATTGTAGATACCTGTACCATCCTGAATCGTAGGTCGCAAGAATGCATTGTAGAATCGATCCCGCGCTCCTTCTGGTCCACTCAAACAAAGTGCAGGAAGGTGCGCAAAATCGATACCTAGAAACCGCACGGCATCTGGATCACTATCAAAATCTACAGATGTAGTGACCGACACATTTTCGATCACCTGGCGTTTCAGTTCGGTAACCAGGACCTCGACGATGCGCAAGATGTCGTCTTTGATTGCAAGATCAACACGCGCGAAACTCAACAACCCGGAAGCCTCGACAACCTCCCCAGGAATAGGGGCGCCCGCCACGTCCAGATTCTGCACGGTCACAGAAACAGGGCCCGGATCGTGTGAGGCCGTCACACACGTCAAACTAGTGCTCGACCCAACCACTACACGCCCTGCCGGCCGGCCCCCGACCGTCACCGCCGCCGTAGGGGCTGGTGTTGGCCACGGGTGAGGAGTGGAGGGATCGACCGGGTAGCGGGTCTGGAATCCCGTACCGGACACCACAATCATCTGACCGCCGGTATATATCCGACTAGGTGAGATCCCGGTAATTGTAGGCACGGACACGTCTTGATCCTATCACGAGGCGGACAACTTGCCCTTCAATTCGGATTCGACAGTGTCCGAAATCCGCTTCGCCGAAGCGTCCTTTTGTGCTTCCCATATTGGGCCGAACACCGGACGTACCGGAGTGTTTATCACGATCACTCCCTTAGAAGCCTTCTTCCTCAGTAGCCACCAAGGTTTGTCTACCCCACTACGAAGCGAAGCAAAAGCGGCGCCCAAGAAACGCATCATTCTAGGAGTGATTTTGAGAACTATTGGACGCCCCCCGATCTCGTTCCGCATACCTATCATGAACAACGATTTGCCGAACGGATCCCGAGCATCGCGATGGATCCCGACGAACACCTGATAGTTGCTAGATCCGGCCCGCCCGTCCGGAGTAACCTTCACTGCGTTGTATAGGTTCCGGTGCCAAAGCAGGGCCTTGGTGCCTCGAAAGCCCAGAAATCTACGGATGGCCAACGTGGTTGGTGCGAGTGGCTTGAACTGCTTGCCGCCCGGGGCCTGCGACTGCATCCCCTTCTGAACCTCTTTGCGAAGAAGCTGCGCCTCTTTGCGCCACGCCTTCCCGACGGCGCGCATCACCGGGGCCATGCCTTCCTTCAGAATCTGCTGAGCCTTGTCCCAATCCCCAAACTGGCTGACCCACTGGCCGCTCGGCATGGCTATCGCTCTCCGACTTAACCCGCCGCCGAGGCCGTCTGCCCTTGATCGCGACTCGCGAACGTGACCACCAGCAAGTTTCTTGATTGTCCTAGTCCGAAATGAGGCTCCGCCTCCGTCACAAAGACCCCGGGCGGATTCGGAATGGCCTGAATCAACTCCAGGGTGCGAACATCATAAATTGCAGACAATCGATCCCTTACCTTGATTTGTGCTAGGCCGGTACCGTCCTCGATCAATCCATACGCCTCCAAATCCGCGAAATGGAAAACGAGCTTGAAATCGATCTTGGCCGCGTTACCGTTAGCAAGCATTTGCAGCAGTAAGAAATTGCTCCCTATAGCAAACTGTCCAGGAACTACTATAGGATCCATCTCTTTGCGACCGACTACTCCGACACCGCACTCCGTACTAACCAACGCCGGTTCTCTAAAAACTGGATCATAGCCCGGTGATATCGAGGTAGCAACGGTGTCCAACCGCCGGATCTCGACCCCGAACGGGTTGATGAGGCGACCGCGCATTACACCGCCCCAAATTTAGGCGGCCTAGTGAAATTGACCAGAATAGTGTCTATTTCCGTGTCCCCCGTGTAAGCGTTGAACGACGACGGGTGCGACAGTGTGTACCCCTGATCTTTGGTGTGTTCTGAAATCACCCTGCCTCGTTTGATGGCGTCGTCGTGCAACGATGTACCCAATCGATCTAGGTAACGGAAACAGAGCATCTTAGTGACTAGTTGAATCAGTTCTGGAGTCCTGCCCCACCACGAACCGTCGGGTTCGGTATAGCCGAACACGCCCTCGATTCGGCAGTTCTGCTGCCCCTTCGGCCAGATCAACTGCGTCAAACGGTACCCGGACGTTGGTACCACATAATTGACGCCTTTGAGATCGTCATCATGCACGAACTCTAGGTGCGGGTTATCCCGATCATCTGGATTCAAAAGACCTAGAGTGAGGTGTCGATTGTACACGCGGAACGTGTCCGCAAGCACCTGCAAGTCACTAGCCGTGAACTGACTCACCAACGAGACCGCCAAACCTTGGATAGCAACTATTGGTTCCTCCAAAGAAATGCCGCGGCCGTTAGTACCATCGATGCGTATCACTTTCGGTACTGGGCAGAACACACGACCGGTGAACATCTCCACGTATCGAGAAGCCTGAAGGATGTGTCTCTGAACTGCTATATCACTCAAACGAGCGGAGGTAACGCCCTCAATACGCAAAGACTCAACAGAACAATAGTTTCGGCTTCGATATGGAACAGTGACCACCTCGAAGTCCTGCTCAAACACATTCTCTTCTGCACCGGCAGCGATCGGAGTCACGTACCAACGAATCGTGTACTCACCAATATCGGCGTGTGAAGAATCCCACACCGCCGCGTAGTAGCCCGTATCAATTCGTTGAGTCACCAAATTGACTGTCTGCTTGTCACCACCATGAGACGGATAGATCTGCACACCTTTAGAGGAGTAGATCTGAAACGATGCGGCCGCAACATCCTGCAGAATACCCGGATTCAACAAATTTGGCGTCGCCGTGGTTTGACACCACATAGGCAATGCCCGATTTGCTACAGTCGCGCCTTGTGACTTGACAACGGAAAGCATTATATCAGTGTACCACCCCAGCACCTATCAGGTCTTGTGGGTTCCGGCCCTGTAGGCCCCGAGCTTTGTGCCCTACTCTACCGGTGTGCTCGCGACGGTCACATCAGGGGACGGGCCCAGAAACCACACGCTCCACGGCGGTCTGCTCTGCGGTCTTGCGGGGTCGTCCACGTCCTCGTCTCACCACCGGTGCCGACGTCGACACCGGCGCAACAGGAACACTCTCCGGAGCTGCCAAATCCTCGACCTCAGATGCGGCGTCGTACGCAGCAACGCGACGCTCCCTAGAACGCTCCGCCTCAACCGCAGAAGTGCTATGAGCCAGGTCCTCGGTAGTCAGATCAACTGTTCGTTGCGAAGAAGGCGTCAGTTCCCGAATCTTCGCCTGCCGCGCTTCCTCATCCATCCGACGCCGCCCTGCCTCGTCCACAATATCAAACACCGGTTTGGAATCCGGAATACTCTCGCAGTTGCGGACGTTGCGCAAATACTCCCACTGCTCCTGACTAAATGTCGCGCGATACCAGCCCTCGGACTCAAGGAACAGGTAGCCGTAGATCGAAAATCGAGACGTGCGATAGCCTCGAGTGGGTTGCCTTGGATGAACTCGAATGAAGAAGGACTGAAGCGCCATTGTGATATTTCCTCTCCATTCAAAATATCACAGACAAACGGCAAACGCCATAGCAAAAAGGCCGGGAGTTTCCCGGCCTTTCGGCAGTGGCGAATCGTGCCTTACTACTAGGTCGGGCCGGTCGGGCCGGTCGGGCCGGTCGGGCCGGTCGGGCCGGTCGGGCCATCTTCACCCGTCGGGCCGGTCGGGCCATCTTCACCCGTCGGGCCGGTCGGGCCGGTCGGACCGGTCGGGCCTGCACCCGTCGGGCCGGTCGGGCCTGTCGGGCCGGTCGGGCCTGCACCCGTCGGGCCGGTCGGACCGGTCGGGCCTGCACCCGTCGGGCCGGTCGGACCGGTCGGGCCGGTCGGGCCGGTCTGGCCAGTTTCGGTCACATCAAGATACAGAAGAGCCGCCTGAATCTCCTTCAGGATATCAACGAGCGTAGGAACGCCGTCGCCGATATTCGCTCCACCCTTACCAAATGAATCGGGAATCGTAGTCAAAGTCAAAGACATGTTATTAGGCTCCTATCTGAAGTTTACAGAATTTTCAGCCGCGCGCACAACCAAAAACCTATGGCGACCATACTCTACGACACCCACTCCACCGAATACCCTACACTCTCGTCGACCAAAAACTCAACGGTAGTGACTGTAGAAGCGCCTATGGTAGACAACGAGAGAACCTGAATAAACAAGTCCCCGGTCAAAAAGGAAGAGTACCGCTGATCACCTGTACCGTCTGACACCTGCGGATCTGACACGTAGAAACCGTTACAGGTCTTTGCCCACACACGGAACGTTACCGATCCCCCAAACTGCTCGACGCCACTTACGTCGAGCATCCGGAGACGCAAGACATGCCCCCTAGTCGGCTGATTCCCTGCTTGATCCGCCACCCAGTCGTCCAGCGAAACATGCGCGGCCGAGGCACCTGACGGAGCGGACTCTGCTTGGAAACCGGCGACCACAACGGTCCTAGCTAATTTGAAACGCATCTGCATTGCTAACTCCTATACGAAAAGGCGGGACACCTTGAGGCGGCCCGCCTATCGAAAGCTAATAGCCGGGACAGTGCTGACTAAACGGTGATGACGAGGGCCCGGAACGTGACCGCATGCAAATCGACCGTGTCCGCGACCTCGACGCCGGTAGACGCCACCTTGATCACGAGCCGGTCCGTAAACGGCTCGTACTGCAGAGCGTAGTCACCGCCTGATCCAATCTGCAGAACCGCGATGGGCGCTCGCCCGTCACCGGTCAAGCTGTCCAGACCGGCCGCAAGACCCGCCACGCCCGTAGGATCCGACGGCGTTGGAGAAGCCGGTTTGTTGTATGTGGGACCGGTGAAGGTCATTTGCACGAACTTCACGGGACCATGAGCACTACCCGCGCTGCCTGCCACAAGGGCGAAATTATCAAGAACGTAAGAACCGGCCATTTTCAGACTCCTATTGTGATCTACTATTTTCCGAGACGAAAGGTTTTTGGAGAAGAACCGGCGCCCCGATGAAAGTGAGGCGCCGGTAAGCTAACTACTACGAGTTGATCTTGACGTTGATGGCTTTGACCGACGCGGGCTCATGAGCCAGCTTCATGTCGAAGCGCATGGTGGCGACGATCAGGAGGACGCCCTCGCTGACCAGCTTGTCGGTCTCGACGCGAATGTCACGCCAAATGCCAACAGTGACGTTCTTCGGGTCGATCAACACTGCGTCAGTGCAGTACGAACCGGTGCCGATGTTCTCAGGGAACAAGGGGACCGACACCACTGGCACGCCAGCGTACATTGTCGGCGCATCTTCTTGCACCATCCGATCACCAACCACCGTCGCACGATCACCGAGAGCATCTCGGTAATCAATCTCGGCCGAAATCGAGGTGAGGAACCGCAACGCCTTCTTGTTCCGGATGAACGGATGGGGCATTGCCTTCATCATGTGCTTGAAGAGCGTCCGATTCGCCGTACCGGCAGTGTGATCGTACTGATTCGAGCCAATCTGCGCGAGCAGACCGTCGAATTGCGCGAGGAACGGATCCGTCGACGTGGTATCACCCTTGACGAGAACCTCGTCGATGTCCACAGCGATTTGCTCAGCCATCAACTGCATGATGGTCTGGCGAAGCTGACCGCGCTCAATCGAATCCTCGACCACTTCGTTGTTCAGGCGAACTTCCGCCTTGAACAACTGCGCATTCAACTCGACCTTGCCCAGATTCGGCTTCGAACGATCGGCCCCCGAAAGCGCCTCATTCTCAGTTCCGGCACGCAGAATGCGAGATCCAAACTTGATCTTCTCGATCAACTGCTTGGGGCTGCGCATTGGGGTGACCGTGGCCATCTTCAGCAACACGGCCTCATCAATCAGCACTCGCAGAAACTTCTGCGCCTGAGCAGGCTGCAGCAAACCGCCGCCCGTGGTTAGATCCGCCAGCGCGGCATCGGCCTTCTGCAACAGTGTCTCGTTATTAAGCATTGCGCACCTTTCCTCGCGATATGTTTTAACTAGAACCTTTTAGGCTTTCCCGAATCAGCCAGATCAACTGGCCACGTAACATCACCTTTTATTCTAGCACCATTGCCAGAAAATTCTCCAATAGGAATTACATTTGAATCCTTCGGCTGCTGAAATTTCGTCAACAGAGCACCCTGTTGAGCCACAAGCCGCTGCAGATCAGCTACTTGCTTGCTCAGCAAAGCACTATTTGATATTTCCGTCACCGACTTTGACTCAGCCGGCGGAGTAACCGACTTGCTAGTTGGGACACTTGCCGGAACTGCTTGTTTCTCGGTCTCCGCCTTCTCAGCAGGCTGAAGCTCGTGCAACAAATCACCCATCTCTTTGTGAGCCTTCTGCATCGACTTGAATGCGCTGCCCATATCACCGTGACAAGAAGTGAACTTGCGCAGGCGAGAAGACGCCATCGCGGCCCCTGCCTTCTCAACGCTGGAAGCATTGGCTGCGGCCCCCACCAGAATGGCTGTCGCTTCAAAATCGATCCCGCCCATACACTCGTCCAGCAACCGATCAACCAACGCGTCGATCATTTGCAACTGCACTCTAATATCCCAAGGCAACCAACAATCACCAGTGATATCCGCGACGCTTCCTTCCGTCAGGCTCTTGGCCGCTTCCGCACACACACTAATTGCATTGATCCCAGCCAAAATCGACGCGCGAAGAGCGGGTTGAAGTTTTTGTTGATCAGAAGAAGAAGAAGAAGAAGAAGAAGAAGAAGAAGAAGGACAACAAGCGGGACAAGGATTCTCCTTTGTTACCAGGGCGGCCAGGGCGGCCGGGGCGGCCGGGGCGGCCGGGGCGGCTTTCACGGCCTCGACGGCCGGGGCGGCCGGGGCGGCCGGGGCGGCCGGGGCGGCCGGGGCGACCTTCACGGCCTCGACGACCGGAGTGGCCTCGACGACCGGAGCGGCCTCGACGGCCGGAGCGGCCGGGGCGGCCGCGGCCTGTTCTTCATTCTTCTTAGTATCTTTCACTTTACCCTCGCTAACCTTCACCTGACATTTTGGACACACGCCTGTCGCGAAATCTTCTTTCGGCAAGAAACCACCACACACTGTGCAGCGTTCGAACTTCACGACCTCTGTGTCTGCCTTCTCCGCCGAAGAAAGCATACGCTCAGCTTTTGCCTTCGCCTTTTCTTTCGCCTCGGCCGAAACCTTCGACTGTGGAATACGCGCCAGAGCGTTTCGCACGTGCGGAAGATCCGCCTTGCCGTCCTTGTCCTTCACTGGAAAGTGTCGCAATGACCTTGGCGTAGTCTTACCACCCTCATCCTTCTCACCACCAGCCTCAACATACAAAAATGCGCTATCCGGCAGATCATTGACATATGCGGTGGTCCAAGTCGCTTTATCTACCTCACCTACTGCTGCCTTTTCCGCACCACCCCCACCTTGCTCACGTTGGTGTTGAGGAATCTTCGACTCACATTGTCGACAAACACCCGTTGCGAAATCCTCGCGGCGCAAAAACGCACCACAAGATCCACAGCGTTGAAATTTATCAATCTCGTCGGCCTTGTCCATCGCAACAAGCTCTTTATCCGCTGCCAACAGTGGATTGATCGCAACAGGATCCCCCTCTTGACGCTTCCGTACCAAGAACGAGCGCAGATTCGCCGGACGGTCTACCAAGGACACTTCCTTCGTTGTGATATCAGTCAGCAAATTCTGAGCGACTAGTTCGAGCATAGCTTCTCCTCATTATGCCATAGATGACGTAACAAGCGGCAAGCGCTTTCCGGTTCCGCCGATCGAGAATCCTGTAATACGCCCGTCCTTAACTGCCGCCCACAATTCATCGTCCAGAACTCTCACAGCCAACATCCACGTTCCGGCCTTCACTAATTGCCCGCCGATGTTTGAGTCGTCGCGCTGAATCCAGCTCTCCAGTATCTTGACCTTGTCATTGATCAGACCGCTGTGTTGGAGTCCGATGTTCTCGTACTCCTCCATGAACTTGTAAGCGGTTTGACGTACTGTCTCTGCCGAATAAATATCTCCCTGACTATCTACTGTGTCTGGCTCGAGCACGACACCAAGTACGTACCGCTCTTCCCCGAGCTGCTCGGTTTTGCAGACCCTGACGTTACGCTCTATCGAGGGCCCCGTTGAAGGCCTTGTCGAGGGCCCCGGAACCGAAGAACCTGACAAGCGCTCCTTGCTTACGAGAGCCACTGATACCAGCAACGTCTCGTCTCCGAGCGATAGATCAGACAGCGTCTTCTTGATCGCTGCTAGAGCTGTGTCAAGAACGGCCACGTGCCGCTCCCGTTATTAGAACCGCTCGCGAGGAGCGTTGCCGTGACGGAACTCAGCCGAGTTCAGGTCCAGAGCCCAGCCTGCGTCCACCATGCTCTTCGTGCCATCGAACTTGCTGACCGCTCCCACGATCGAGTCCAGAGCCTTCACGACGTCCACTTCGGCCTTGGCCACGAAATTCGAATCGCCCGCCGGGGTGGCCGGACGCAAGGACTCAGCGCTTTCCGTAGACGGATTCGGCGCGGTGCTTGGCGCGGCTGCCCCGACATCGGCCGGATTCGTGACGTAATTCGACGCGGCGTCTTGGGGTGCCGACGTGCCCGAGGGGGCGGTCGTTCCAGAGGCCTCGGTCTCGACGATGCGCATCGGATCGTTATCGACCGTGACCGTGATCTTGTCCGCCACCGAGTCCTCAAAAGACTCTGCTTTCCGGATATCACTCACCAAGGTGTGCAGTGCCTCGAGAGCCTTGCCAACAACACCCGCCTCGGCGCACTTGAGGGCACGCTGAATAACGGAACCCGCATACTGCACGAATTCTGAAGGAGCGAGGTCGCTGGTCTTCAGTTTGAAGCAAGACGCCTTGGCGAGTCCGTCGGCATTCTCCTGATCGAACGTCCGAGCAAAACCAGTGCGGAACGCGTCGAGCCGCGAGATCACCTCTTGAATGCCGGCTGTGAAATATGGAGTCACATCGTCGGCAGTCGTCATGCTCTTCGACATGCGCACAAGCTGCCCGAGCTTCTCGAAAGCGGCCACGCACTGCTCTTCGGGATCCGGGGTAAGCTGCTTGATCAACCCAACCACACAGCCTTCGATCTTCTGCAGCACGTCGTGTCGAGTGTTACTCATTGATATTTACTCCGAAAAAAGATATCTATTTGGCCCGCAATTGCGGTTACTATCTTAGTGTACCTTGCGAACAGGCACGAAAGCAAAGGCTATTGACCGTCTTCTGGCGTCCACAATGCCCGTGTCGGGATTTTGTACTCAGCCTTCGCCAAGTGGCACTTAATGATCTCGTCGAACTGCCCAATGATGCGATCAAGACCCCACTTCTCGTCCCCTCGTAGGATTCGCGCCCAATGAACACAAGCCGCGAAACGATCCTTGATCTCCGCTCGGGTGATCTCCCTCTTCATCTGGCCGTGCTCATCGTGAAAACTACGATCTACAGCGGCGATGATCCCATTAGTTAGACGCCCAAGTGCTTCACCCGGAAACATCGACATTAGAGTTTCAGGTCTATTGATATATGCGAATGACATTTCTTCTCCCTTGTTGTCGTAGCGCGGTGTAGCGCTATCTGTTGTGTTCGTCGCGGTACTATCCGTTATGTTCGTCGTGGTCGGGCGTCATCAACGCTTCCATCTGCTCCTTCGGCAGCTTCACCACGACGCGTTCGAGTTTATCCATTACCTTGGTAAACTCCCTATGTTCTACAGCTTGAAAGTGCTTGTGTAGTTTCACGAGCGCCCGAGCGGCTAATGCCTTTCTACGCCGTACCGAACCCTCCTCCTCGTTGTCCCTGTCCTCGTCGTCCTCTTCTTCATCTACCTCATCACCGTGCTCTCCGGCGAATACGTCCTTACCTACATTATCCACACCAAGAGCCTCTTGCGTAGACCCTGCACCAGGCACGCTCATCCCACCATTCTGATCGAACACCTCTCGAGTGTTGTAGCGCTCCTTCTCATTCTCGGGAGTATTCAAGTCATCCTGTACTTGCCACCCTGAAATGCTCATAGCGATAGGCTGCTTGGTCCAAGCCGAGTCGATAACCGGCAGCTCTTGGTTGAAAACGGCCGCACAAAGCGCTCGCCCCTCGCCCGGAGTCAACACGGAAGCCTTCACGAGCCGCTCGATCATCTGAGACAGCGCATCTGGATCCCGCACGGTGGGAGAGTTGGAACGGAACAAATGGTACTTCGCCCCAATCACCGGCAAGATATGCTTGTTCATCAACCAATCGAACTGCTGTCGAATAGGACCGAACACCTGAACTTCGGCGAAATCAACTGAGGCCACAGCCGTAGACCGATTAAAATCTCGCACATCACCACGTAGAAGTCGCGGAAGACGAAAAGCCTGCCCGACTTTGTCAAAGTTGCGCTCATCATAAGCCTGAAATTGCGCATCTGACAGTTGAGCATCTGTCAGCGGTACGATATCGATCTTCATTCGCGACGGAGTACCACCACCGCCGGCTCCAGCAACCGTACCGACACTGTTTGTTGACTCTGCTTCAAGAATTAGGATCTTGTGATTGTTACGAGAGCCTTTGATGTTGTTCCTGATATGCTCCTCAAGAGCCTTCACAGAGTCACTATTCAGACGTCCCCCGGAAACGAGCACCGCAAGAGGCGGAACACTTCGATTCTCGAAGTAGATGAAGTTCCCCTCCTCACTCTGTCTATTCCCGAGAACCGAAAGCAGCGTCCCAATCCATCTAGGAGCGCCGTACGCTGTCCGCAACGAGGTGATCTTGAACCAGAAGATCTCGGTAGCTTCTCTAGCTACAGCACCGTCCTTGCCTTCTATCTCCTCTAATTCTGCACGATCCTTGTACACTCTACCCGTGCCTGCTGACACACACCGAGAATCTCCGAATTCTTTGAAGTACACGACCTTGGTGTTAGCTTCCCAGCACTGCACAAACCTACGGAAGCGTTTACGCACCGTAATCTGCTTCCAGGCTAGCGGAGAAACACGAACGTTGATCTTAACTTCGGTAACCTCGTCATCGACTGGCCACAATCGCACGGACTCAGCGGGCACGTGATTGAATTGCGCCACTTTTCCGATGCTGTCTCGCAACACCTCCCAATAGGCGTTGCCGATCACCTCCAGGTTCATGCGCGTGAGACCTCGCAAACCTTCGGGACCGCTGAATGGCATGTCCACCGTGCAATTCTCGAAGAACAGCTCGAGCTGGGCCTTCTCTTCCGAAATCTCGACCCGCAATTCCTCTTTGCGCGCAGCGATCTCATCCAGTGTAGGAATATCAACCTGTTTGATCGCGTCTTCTTCCTCTGGAGTCGGGTTGGTA